GGCCAGTTTGCCCAGGGATCTCTCCAGCCTCATGTGGAGATGCTCCGCATGATTTCAACCCAATTCTCGGCGGCCACAGGCCTGACCGTATCTGATACAGGTGTTGTCAACGATGCTAATCCGACATCCTCGGACGCTATACTCGCGCAGTCCAAGACGCTCACGCAGTACGCGGAAGAACTGAATTCCGGGAACGCGGACACATTAAAGGAGATTGCAAAGATGGCGCTGGCCATCACGCACAACGTCAAACTTGAAGACGTTCCGGAGGAAGAGGCGAATGTAATGCCTCACTTCAAAAATCCGGCGATGCCTTCGATCTCAGTGACTGCAGACGCTGCACTGAAGATAGCATCCGCAAGACCGAACTTCTCAAAGACAGATGTTTTCTTGGAGATGGTAGGATTTGACCAGGCCGACATAAGACGGATCCGCGCTCAGGAGACAAGAGCAGAAGGCGCATCAATATTGTTAGAGGAGTTTGCTGAGAATGATGATAACGAGTAAAGCTTGGAACGATTACACATCCAGGCTTGCGAAAATCAACAAAAAGGCAGCAGAGCTGATGCAGAAGTGGATTGATGCAAACGGATATGATGACTTTGATAACATGGTCGAGTATGCATATGCACTGACTTCCAAATATGGATCGGCAGCGGCAACACTGGCATGCGAAATGTACGAGGCCACAGCTGAGGCACAGGGGATATTTGTAGCGGCAGCAGTTCCTGCCGAAACTGCGACAATCAACGAGGTCAAGCATCTGATCGGAGAAGCTGCGGCAAAGTCACCGGTCCTTATATCACCGACAGTCGGAAAGATGGTGAAGCAGGCCGGCGCGGATACGACACTGCAGAATGCAGGCCGTGACGGAGCAGAATGGGCATGGATCCCGCATGGCGGAGAGACGTGTGCATATTGCATTATACTTGCTTCCAGAGGATGGCAGAAAGCATCTGCAGACATGGTAAGTCATCACGCGGAACACATACATCCTAACTGCCAGTGTGAGTTTGCAATCAGATGGAACAAGAAGAGCGGTGTATCCGGATACGATCCTGAGACCTATAAGCGGAAATACTACAACGCGGGAGCAGCTGGACCGGACAGGATCAATATCCTCCGGAGGGCTTTGAGGGAAGAAAACAAGGATCAGATAAATGCTCAGAAGAGAGCGGCATATGCAGAAAGGAGGGAGCGGGAGAATGGCGAAAAGGAAGAAACATAAGCAGAAAATCATCATCTTTTTCAAAGATGGGAAAAAAGATAAGATCCCGCAGAAGCTGTGGGATGACTATGAATACATGGATCACTGTTTTGTCGTGATCAGAAAAGAGCAGTGGATTGCCATCTACAATATGGATGACATCTCCTGCGTGACAGTCGGATAACTACGCAACAAATTACATAGTTTTTCAAAGCACTCCACATAGGGGCGCTTTTTCGCGCCTACTTGGAGGCCTTGTATCCTCGGGACTTACTTCTTGTGCCTACTTGGAGGCCTTGTATCCTCGGATTTCACTCTTTGGAGGTATTCATGGAAAACACAAACGCTACTGAGAGCGCTACTCAGGATAACGGTACTGCATCCGTCGAAACAGAAAAGCAGGGAAGAACATTCACACAGGCAGAAGTAGACAACATCATCAGAAAGCGTCTTAGCGGATATGCGGATTACGAAGAACTGAAGGAAAAGGCGAGACTTTACGACGCAAACGAAGAGGCGTCAAAGACGGAGCTGCAGAAGGCCCAGGATAAAGCCCGCACTATTCAGGAAAAGTATGATGCGCTTGTCAAATCCAATCAGACTCAGCAGATCAGAGCAAAAGTGTCAAAGGAGACGGGAGTACCCGACAATCTTTTGACAGGAGAGACCGAAGAGGATTGCAAGGCACAGGCAGCGGCCATCCTTGCATTCGCAAATCCTGAACAGCCTGATCCGGCATATCCGACGGTGAGAGATGGCGGCGAGTCCAAAGCGGCCGGCGACAAATCTCCACAGGCAGCATTTGACAGATTTATGTCTCAGTACTTCAAATAACACATTTTCATTTTTCAGGAGGAAAAAATGGCAGAAACAGGACAGGGTATCAATACTACATCAATCGAGCTCCCGAAGAGCGTATCAAAAGAAATTATCCAGAAGATGCAGGAAGATTCTGCAGTCATGACACTGGCGCGTAAGATCGACCTTCCGGGAAATGGCGCAACAATTCCGGAGATCCTTTCCGATCCGGAGCCGGAATGGGTTTCTGAGACGAATCAGAAGCCGGTCAGCAAGCCGGGCCTCGGCACGAAAGACATCAAGGGTTACACGCTCGCGGTCATTGTGCCGTTCTCCAACCAGTTCAAGAGGAACAACCCGGCTCTCTACAATGCTCTTGTAGGCCGTCTCCCGCGTGCTCTTGGCGCTAAGTTCGACAACACAGTCTTTGGCGGAACACAGGCACCGGGCAGCAACTTTGACACATTTGCCGATGTTACAGGCATCGACATCACAAGCAACACATATGCTGGCCTGGTCACGGCTGACACAAATATTGCAATCGCCGGCGGCATTCTTAACGGCTATGCGATCAGCCCGCAGGCAAAGGGCATCCTGCTCACAGCGACAGATGAAAACGGAAGACCGCTGTTTATCAACTCTGTAGCAGAGGGCGCAATCCCGATGATCCTTGGAAGCCGCACAAAGCTGACCAGAGGCGCATTCGTTGAAGGCGTAGCAGTCGATGAGGATGTACAGGGTGACACCGGTACGCCTGCGACAGTAGGAGTAGCGGGAGACTGGACACAGGCCGTATACGGAGTTGTCGAAGGAGTCAGCATCTCAATTTCCGATCAGGCAACAATCACGATCAACAATGCCGCGATCAACCTTTGGGAGCGCAACATGTTTGCTGTCCGCGCTGAGATCGAGATCGGATTCCGCGCAAACACAGACGTATTCTGCCGCCTGCTTGGAGCTGTACCGACAGAATGAGAAAGATGATCAGCACGCTGACAGGCGTAACGATGTGGGTGCCAGAAGAAAGAGTGGCAGCTCATTTGGCGGCGGGCGATAAGCTCGCCGCTGAATTCTCCATGAAGCCAAAGGCGGCGGCTGAGGAGAAGACGGAAGAAAAGACCGAAGAAAAAGCAGCTAAAACAACAAAAAAGGCACCTGCCAAGAAGACATCGGCGAGAAAGTCGACCACAAAGACATCAACAAGAAAGACATCAGCCAAGTCCTCAACAGCTAAGAGCACGACCAGGAAGACAACCAAGGCCCCGGCCAAAGCACCTGCAGCAGTGGAAGAGGGTGAGGGTGACTGGTGAGTACTACATATGCAACAGTAGACGAAGTGGAACAGGGATTCCGGACGCTCACAGCATCCGAGGAGTCAGTATGCGCAGCACTTCTGGAAGAGGCAGCAGTAATCATAGATGCTTATGCATCCGATGCGGACTCAGATAAAAAGAAGATCGTATCCTGCAGGATGACAAGGAGAGCACTTGCCAGTGCATCATCTTCCGGAGTTCCGATGGGAGCAACCCAGGGAACAATGACTGCAGGCCCGTACTCGCAGAGCTGGACACTCGGAAGCGGATCGAGCGCGGGTGAACTGTATCTGTCGAAGATTGAAAAGCACCTGCTCGGAATCGGAGACAAGATAGGATCTAGATCACCGCTGGAGGATTTAGTAGATGACGGGGATTGATGTAACACTCTATGAGCGCACGAAAACCGGAACGGATGAATTCAATCATCCGATTTATACAGAAACGGCCGTAACCGTCTCTGACATAATCGTTGCCCCAATGACGCCGACCGACGTGATAACTATATCTCAGTTATACGGAAAGCACGCACAGTATCAGCTTTATATTCCAAAAGGCGACGCGCACGCCTGGGAAGATAACAAGGTGGCGTTTACCATCGGCGACATCGCATTTGAGGGACGTGTCTTTGCATATACGGACGCATACATCGAAAGCATGGTTCCGCTCAGGTGGAATAAATGCGCGTGGGTGGAACACTATGAGTAATATACGCGTAAAGGTCAATTGGAACGGGGTGCGCGAACTTATGAAATCGCCTGAAATGATGGCAGTCTGCCGTGACCGTGCCGAGCCTGCGCTTGCATCGCTCGGTGACGGTTACGTTATCAGCGAATATGTCGGAGAAAGCCGCGTCAATGTTTCCATCGGCGCGGTATCAGAAGAGGCGATAAAGGAGAACTTAGACAGCAACACGATTCTATGCGCGTTAGGAGGTGCATGATGATAGAAAAAATCATACTGGACTATCTCGACGCGGCGCTTACAAACGTGCCCTGCAAGATGGAGATACCGCCTGAAGGATTAACGCTTCCGTACGTTTTGCTTCAGAAGACAGGAAGCGCGAAAAAGAACCACCTTTACAGCGCGACATTCGCGATTCAGTCCTATGCAGACAGCCGATATAATGCGGCGCTTCTGAATGAGCGAGTCAAGTCAGCTATGGACGCAGCGCACGAAAATCTCGACAGCGTGACCGCTTCCGCTCTTAACTCCGACTACGACTATACAGATACAACGACGAAAAACTACCGCTATCAGGCGGTATATGACATACACCACTACTAAGGAGGGATATCTATGTCTGATGTTACCAATGTAAGCGCGGGCAAGCCTGCCGTCGGCGGCGCGGTTGCGTGCGCACCACTCGAAACAGCCATGCCGACAAGCGCAAGTGATACGCTTAACAACGCATTTGCCAATCTCGGCTACATTTCCGATGATGGAATGACCAACGGTAACTCACCGGTCAAAACAATCATCAAGGCATGGGGCGGAGATAATGTTCTCGTATCTCAGACCGACAGACCGGACACGTTCAAGTTCAAACTCATTGAGACGCTGAACATTAACGTACTCAAGACCATCTACGGATCTGAGAACGTTACCGGCGCGCTGTCTGCGGGCATTACGGTCGACGTCAAGACCGCAGAGGTCGCCGCGCAGGCTTACGTTGTCGACATGATTATGCGAGACGGAGCGCTGAAGCGCATCGTCATTCCGAATGGCGTCATGACCGAGCTCGGCGAAATCAAATACAACGATTCGGAAGTCGCAGGCTATGAGGTCACGATCTCGGCTATGCCCGATTCGAACGGCTCGACACACAAGGAATACATCCTGCGTGCGTGACCAGTTCCACAAGCTCGTCATAATCAGATAACAGCAAGGAGATAAATAATGAAAATTGAAACAACGACCGGCTTTGCATGGGAAATTGACGACGATGCACGCGATGATCAGGAGCTCGTTGATGCGTTTGTCGAAATGGACGCGCACCCGGAAAAATACTGCACTGTGCTTGACATTCTTCTCGGGACGGACGGCAAGGCGGCTCTGTATGAGCACTGCCGCAACGAAAAGGGACGCGTCAAGGCAACGCGCATTCAGCATGAGCTCGCCGACATCATCAACAGCATGAAGGCAGGGCCCTTAAAAAACTCATAACCCTCGCCGGTATGATAAGGCTCGACAAAGACGCGCTTGCGTGCGACCTGGCGGAAACTTACGGCATATACGACATGCACGCACTGCCGGTTGCCACCATCGCAACGCTGAGTGCCGGGCTGAGGGACAATTCACGCATTAAAATGAAAGCCGCAGGGATAAAGGCGTCGCTCGATACACTTGTCCTTGCGGCTCTTTTTGATAGGTTAGGGAACTTAATGTACATGCTGTCAGACCGAAGCGGCGAAACTCCGCATGCTATCCTGCCATCGCTCACGGGAACGGAGCAGGCGACGGGTAAGCAGTGCATGAGCTTTGCAAATGTATCGGACTTTGAGACGGCACGTATGAGAATCATAGAAAGCGCGAGGGATTAGACATGGATTTAGCAGCGGCATATGTACAAATCATACCCTCCGCGGAGGGAATCACAGACAGCATTACGCAGGTGCTTGACCCGGAAGCTGAAAAAGCGGGCGCGAGTGCAGGCGAGAAAATTTCCGGAGGGCTCGGAAGTAAGTTAAAGTCCATCGCAACAACGGGACTTGCGGCATTCGGCGTCATTTCGGGCGCGGCGACAACGGCGACCGGAGCGCTTGCGGCAGGCGTCGGAAGCATCGCGGAGTATGGCGACAATATCGACAAGATGAGTCAGAAAATGGGCATGAGTGCGGAATCCTATCAGGAGTGGGATGCCGTCATGCAACATTCCGGAACGTCCATGGAAACCATGAAAGCGAGCATGAAAACGCTTGCCAACGCGGCGGAAACAGGCTCGGAGGCGTTCGAACTCCTCGGAATCTCGCAGGAAGAGATAGCAAACATGTCGCAGGAAGAGTTATTTGAAGCGACCATTACCGCGCTCCAGAATGTTGACGATGAGACACAAAGAACATACTTAGCCGGTAAAACGCTTGGAAGAGGCGCGACGGAACTTGGCGCACTGCTCAACACAAGCGCGGAAGACACGCAGGCCATGCGCGACAGAGTGCACGAACTCGGCGGCGTGATGAGTGACGAAGCAGTGAAATCCGCGGCGGCTTATCAGGATAGCCTGCAGGATATGACGACAGCTTTTAGCGGCTTGTCTCGCGGTATGATGTCGGAATTTATGCCATCCATCACGCAGGTCATGAACGGGCTGACGGAAATCTTCAGCGGCAATTCCGAACAGGGCATCGGCATGGTGACAACGGGCATACAGTCCATGATGACAAGCATCGGCGAAATGCTCCCACAGATCGCGGAAGTTGCGACGTCGATTGTGACCGCAATTGCACAGACTTTTATTGCCAACCTTCCGCAAATCGTCGAGGCAGGAATCTCTATCATCGGCACGCTTGCAGGGGCGTTTTTGGAAAATCTGCCGGTCATTGGTGAGGCGCTTTTGGGCGTCGGAGAAGTCATCATTAACACGCTGACGGAGTACGGACCGACCATACTGGAAAAAGGCTTTGAACTTATCAGCTCGCTTGCTATGGGCATTATCGAGAACGCTCCGCAGGCAACGGAAAGTCTGAGCGAAGTTGTTTCGCAGGGGCTTGCGCTCTTAGAAGAGAATCTCCCTGGCTTTTTAGACAAGGGCTTTGAATTCATCGCTCAGATGGCGACAGGCATACTCGACAACATGCCCGAGACAATCGCCAATCTCGGAGAGGTCGTGGTCAATATGATTTCGTTCCTCATGGACAACATGCCGGAGTTCCTGGCAAAGGGTGTCGAACTCCTCCAGAACGTTGGCGCGGGCATTATCCAGAACGGACCCGAAATTCTTACGACCATTGCAGGCGTACTTGGTGACATCATTGGAACGATTGTTGAACATTTACCCGATTTTCTCGCCAAAGGCGTCGAACTGCTCGGACAGCTTGCGGCGGGTATCGTGCAGGCCATACCCGATTTGCTCGCTCAGCTTCCGCAGATTTTCAACGACGTGCTGACAGAATTAACGGGCTATGATTGGGCAAGCATCGGCGCGAACTTAGTCAACGGCATTATCGACGGCGTGACCGGATTTGCCGACGACCTCGCAGGCGCGGCGATCGATGCGGTTAGCGGTGCATGGAATAGCATGGTGGATTGGCTCGGCATTGCGTCCCCGTCAAAAAAGGCGCGTGATATCATCGGCAAGAACTGGGCGCTCGGCATCGGCGTAGGTTTTGAAGGCAACATGCCGATTGAAAACATGGTAGGCGCTGTCAGTGACGCGATGGATGACTTATCCGGCGAAACTTTCGATGTAACACCGACGGTTGACTTCGGCAGTCTGACATACACGGCAAAAACTCCCGAAATGGCGCGGAATGATGCGGGCGATACAGACAGGATCCTCGCGGCGATGGGCGACGTAGTTGACGCATTACAGGCACTTGCACAGATTAACGTAACACTTGACGATGGCACGCTTGTCGGAAGGATTGACAGACAGTTGGGCGCGCTTGCGTCCAGAAGGGCAAGGTATTGATATGTCAACAGGAATTACATTCGGAAGCTACCACACATCCGATGATTTAGGGCTGAGCATGACAGATACTCCACCAAACGTAGGCACTCCGCAGATATACGAGAAATATATCGACGTTCCGGGCGGTCTGCCGATAGACGCGTCGGAATATCCCGGCGGAAGTCTGGCCTACAACAACCGCGAAATGTCGTTCGAGTTTGCGAAGAAAAACGACGATATGTCGTGGCCGCGGGTCGTGAGCAAGGTTATGAACGCGATACACGGCAAGCGCATGGATATCGTACTCGACGATGATAGGGCATGGAAGTACAACGGGCGCGTTAAGGTACAGGCACCGAATCTAGTGGATAATTTTACAAAGCTGACGGTCAACGCCACGGCACTTCCGTACAAGGAATACGCGCGGGACTTAAAAGATCCGTGGGTATGGGACGAGACAGACTTTGACAGTGACGAACTTTTGTATGACAACGGGCTGACTGATATTGCGTTGGACGGCTCGGCAAAAACTATTGTACTGCCGAAAAGCGTGTATTATCCCGAAATTACCGTTACGCTGACTGTTACGGGCTTTTCGAGCGGCGCGACGAGCGGGTACCTCAATGTCAGCGGTTCCACATCGGTATACTCTTCGACGGGAACATATACCAGAACGAAAACCGTAGTGCCGGACGCATCGCAAAGCGTATATACAACACGAATTGTCGGAACGCTGACGATTAGCTACACACCAAGGAGTTTCTAATGTATCAGGTAAAGAGAAGAGGGAATCTGTACAGAACCGACCTCACTTATACCCCCGAAACTGTCGGAGATTCAAGCGTGGAAAATCTGAAGTTCCTATCCGCTGAAATCGATGTGGCTGTAAATGAGCGCGGTTCCTTTGTATTTAAAATTGCTCCGACGCACGCGTATTACGGGACGTTCAAAAAGCTCGAACATGCTTTGCAGGTTCGTATCAATAACGAAGACTTTGCGCGACCCGTGCATTACTTTCGCGTTATTGGTATATCGCGTGATTTCTGGGACAATGAAATAATAACGTGCGAGGGACTTATCGGAATGCTCGGCGACTGCCTTGCGCTCCCGTACTTTGCTGATACGCAGTATGACAGACTTATTGAGGGTGGGTTTGATGAGCAGGAGTCTGTAAGCACTATCACGCTGGCGAAAATCGTCAGTTGGCTGCTCTACGATTCGTTGCGAGACCAGCATGCCGGCAGTTTCAGGTACAGCCATGCCGTAACGGAGCCGTCGGATACCTCTGGACTTGCGCGGTCATGTGACGGGACGCAATCGGTGCTCGCGGAAATGCTTGATATCATCGACAGTTTCGGCGGATATCTCTGTGTGAGCAACGTAATTTTTACGGATTCGGCATTTACCCCGACATATTATTACAAGTCAGCGGCTCCGCCGGGCAAAACATGCACACAGACAATCGAGTACGGAAAGAACTTGCTCGACCTCACAGTTCATGAGGATGTCGACGATATGTATACGTCATGCCTTGCGGTCGGTGACGCGACAGGCACTCCCACCGTAAAACAATGGGGGAGCGAGGGAAGCGAGACAGCGCGAGATCAAAACGACGGGGCGCTTTACGTCGACTACTCGGAGCAATATATTAAGCAGTACGGGCGGCGCGTAATTTTCAAACACTTTGACGGGCTTACAAATCCATCGGATATTTACAACGCCGCGCGCGGCTACTTACGTCAGCTCATCAGGCAAAATACCACCATCGAAATTAAAGCTATCGATCTCAAAGCAGTAGACAGCACGCAGGATGGATTTACGGCAGGCGACAATGTACATATCGTCTCGGATCCGCACGGTATCGACGACACATATCTCTGCGCACAGGCACATATAGACCTTTGCGACATGTCAAAATCGTATTACGTTTTTGGCGCATCTTTCAAGCGTATAAGCTCCATGATCAAGAAATAAGGAGATAAACCATGTCATCACTTACAAGTTTAATATCATCTATCAGAACAACGGCATCTGGACCAACAATGCGCGAAAAAATCGCCCAGGCTTTCGAAGGTGCTCGCGATGGATACGCGACACAGACAACGTCAACCGGGACTGAATCCGCATCGGCAGGCGCGATAACATCGAAAAGCATAGTAGTATTAAAATCGGGATATACGCCGATCGCTATCGCGCAAATTAAGCCGGCGAACACGGCTATCGGAGTTGCATATGCCTATCTGAACGGGAATACCCTGTATTATGGACTGATTAACCCGACCAATGCAGCGGTCTCGACAACGATCGCGTTCACGGTGCTGTATAAAAATAACGACAACGCATAAGGAGGGATAGATAATGATTACTTTGACAGGTTCCAAGCCGGATATAACCTATCTTGCAAGCGGCGATGCCCGCGCGAAGTCGGTCATGTCCTTTGTCGGGCTGTCTTCCGACACAAAGCCGACAGACACATACAAAGGGACGACCATCACGAACGGCAGCACGTTTTTTGAGATGAACACGAGCACCGTCTACATGTATGACGAGGCCAACACGACATGGCACGAGCTCGGGTAAGGAGGGCGGCTTATGAATGGCGAAACAATAGCTTTTATCAAAGCTCTCCAGAACACGAGCATAGAGAAGCTCAGATCCTCCGGAGGAAGCTCTGACGCAGGGAAGGTCGTTGTCGTCGATGAGAATGGAAACATGAAAACGGTAACACTGCCTGTCGGACAGGGAGAGATCGGGCTCGACAGCTCGCTTTCCGTCTCCGGAGCGGCGGCTGATGCTAAAGTTGTTGGCGATGCTATTACTTCACTAAATGGATCTTTAGATGAACAGATGCGCATGGCCTCGGCTGAGCTTACGCTTGACCTTGAATGGAG